GACTTGTTTAGTTTTCTTATCAATGACAGGTTTACCTTTAGCATCAAAGATTCCTTCTAAAGTGTGCAATTCATCGGTAATACCGTTGTACTGTGTTACATTGGGAGCAAGCAATTGAACGAAGTCAGTATCGCTTGAAATTACTACATGTTCATCTTGGGGGTGCAGTGCTATCCAGCGAGCTATGATATCGTCGCCTTCTGCGGTCGGACACCGTATCACGCTACAGTTGGTCCTTTCACTCAAGTATTTAGTCAAGTTATCATAGGTTTCCCAGAACATCTTGTCTTCTTCGGCCTGCTCTTCGGTTAAAGCCGCACGAGCCACAGTTCTGTTATTTTTGTAGGGTTTATACATGTCCTTGCGCCAGCTACGCCCTTCTAGGGCAAACATCACATGGTCAGCTTCAAAACGTCTGGCTACCTTGTTGGCACTCATCAGGGTCACATGGAGGGCAAATCCAATTTTCTCCCACGTGTCAGCGGCACGAAAAGCACCGTGTCTAGCACGAAAGAACATATTAGCTGTGTCAATGAGAACATATTTCATACTACAAGTATAGCAGAAATTCTATCAAATGTCAAATGAATTTGTTGTTGATCAAGTAGTTTAGCAGGTAACGAAACCAGGCCGTGTGCCCGTCCTGTCCAAAATGCCAACTTTTTGGTGAAACGGTTTGGATACCTTTGGCCCGTAGGACGGCATCGTAGGTGGCCGTCGGATCATATGGACCAATGTAGTTGTCGCCCCAATCCTTTTTAGATTCTACTGGAATAGTGCTAAAATCGTTGTTGCCATTGAAGAAAACATGTGGAATACCTTGTGTCGCCAACTCCAGATGAAATGCCCAAATTTTATCATGTGCTTCTTTGGTCTTGGCTTCCCAATTGGTACCAATCACAAAGTTTCTATAGCGTTCCTGCGCTTCGGGCGGAATATCGTCTATGCCACTAGATCCTACTTGATAGTACGTGTCCCCATACAACCATTCTTCACGTTCCCAAGTTGACCATTGGATCACTACCAATTTGTCTTCTACACTGTTTTTTCTTTCGTCTAACCAGGCTCTAGTGGTGCGTAGGATTCTGGTGTTTGAGCTGGCGCTTTCAGCTTCCAAGTGCAGGCTAGCTTTGAATGCACGAGCCAGCTGTGTGGCCCAGGCCACTGCTTGATTATCTGGATGTGGCCTACGTCCTAGATAAAAATAGGCGCCGTCGTCCATGGCGAATGCATGATTGTTTACTGCTTCGGCTGCAGCAGCATGACTGTCACCGTTGACATAAAGTATCATGATTTTTTCTTTAGCTGTTTGACTGTTTCAGCCTGTGCCACACGACTACGCAGGCCTGAGCTACTGAATGAATGATCGCGTCTATTAAAGATGCATTCGACATCACGTATATCACATTCGCGTTTGCCAGTAAAGTCCTTGTCAGCGTACTCTACACCCAGGACACGCACATCCAGAGGCAAGATCAACAACAAGTCCACCAGATCCTGTTCGGTTTGATAGACAACAACTTCGTCCACATAACGACAGGCCGCCAGTTGTATCTGACGTTCCACTATACTTTGTATGGGTTTATTTTTGGTGCCAGGGCGATCAATGGTAGGATCAGTTTGCAGGCCGGCTATCAAGTAGTCACAATGGTTTTTGGCTTCTGCCAACATGGCAATATGCCCTGCGTGCAACATGTCAAAGGTACTGAAGGTAATGCCAATGCGTTTACCTTCGTCCTTGAGCTTGCGAACATGATTAAAAATCATGATACTTCACTCAATCCGTCACCAAGATTACGGCTTTTGATAACTCGGTCGCGTTCAGGATTCATGGCTTCATACTGCTCATAGGTTTCCAAGACCACGTTACGACATACCGCAGTAAACCAACGATCCACAATGTCAGCGTCAGTGTCATTCTTGTCCATCATGTAACCATGTCGTACCAGATCTGCTATGAATTTTTCGTTCCAGTCCAGTTCAAAGGCACCGTTGCTGATGTCAGCCGGATCAACATCCATGCTGATGATGTTGATGTAAGGTTCGCCTCGTTCGTTTGCCAATTCCTTGGCAGTTTTAACCGGCACTTTTTTTTCTTTGGGCTTGACGGCCTCTACCGGTTTTTTCTTTTTGAATCTATCTAGTAGGCCCATTATCTTGTATCTCCATAGTGTATTACTGTCAAGTCTGGTGTGGACTTGTTGAACTGTCTCCAGGGATCAACAACAACAGATCCTGCAAGGAATTCAAAGTAGTTAGTTTCTGTCTGTGTCTGCCCTGTATATCCGTAGGTCACATGTTTATTATGGGCCAACAGGATCACCGCAGGTTTGTTCCAGTCAACAGATACATCGGTAGTATCATCGGCCAACGGATCCACATAGTTGATGCGGTGTCCCGCCTGCTGTACATAGTGTCCCACCAGAGTCGAATAGGATCCAATACAGTAAGGCACATCGGGCTTGTAGGCCTTGCCATGTATCACTATAGGTAGATTGTACTTTTGTGCCTGTATGACTAGAAAGTCGGCCAGATTTTTGGCCTGACGTTCGCGGGCCAACATGATGGTATCAAACAGATCGTACCCTACTTCGTATTCTTCGGCCAACCAACGCAAGGCAATGTTATCTCTAGGGTGGCAAGCACCGGCATCGCCCATGCCGGCTGTCATGTACTTAGGTCCCATGATACGCATGGTGCTTTGTGCCAAGGCATCGGTAACCACGTCCACATTGATATGTCCAATCTTCATGGCAAAATCCTGTATCATGTTGGCCAGACCGATCTTGGCACTGATGAAGGTGTTGTAAAAGATTTTTATGGCTTCGCATTCGTCCCAGGTACCAATTTCTATGCGTGGATCATTCTGCATGAGCGGACGATAAACTTCGACCAGTTCGAGAGCTATTCCAGTCCAACTACCATCTTCTGTGCCGATCATGATCATTTCAGGATTAACCATATCCCACTTGACCGAACCCATGGCAATCAGGTAAGGATTGTAAAGGAATTCGTGTCGAGCCTCGAGAGCCGGTACAAAATAACGGCGTGTGGTTCCAGGCAACACAGTTGAGATCAACACAACTTTCTTAGGCGCTGTGGCATGACGATTGATCTGCTCGATAGCATCCATGACAGCATCGCGTCCGAAGTCTCGAGGAGGCATATGACTACTGGGAACTGATCCATCATATCCTTCAGCATGAGGAGTTGGCACAGCAATAAAGATCCAATCACTCTGTTGTACTACCTCATCGATATCACAAACACGCACTGACTCGCTGACTCGCGGTTCAAGGTCGTAACCACGTACAGTATAGTGTTCGGCCATGACCTCAGCACAATCAAGTCCTAATTTGCCCAGACCAATAAATCCTACGTTCATTCAATTTCCTTTAGCACATCAAATTCATCACCGTACTGCCAAAATCCGCCGCCCGGACTTGAGACAAACTTACGATAAACATATTCTCTACAATACCACCGACCGTTTATTCTACGTGGAAATATAGTCCAATGCCGTTCCCAATCACCTTTGAGTCGAGGTATCAGTCCAGGAATCGGTGTCATTTACCCCAGCCGTTGCCCCATAAGTCCACATGTAAGCGTGGACTGTAATTGAATCCACGTTCGCAACAGATGTTGGCAATATTTAACTTGTTGCTGTCGTATGGCTCAACTATTCCGCCTTGTGGCATCAAGTATACCACACCCTTGAATCCGCCTTCTCTGAAAGCATCTACGGCACGCACAGCTTCGTCCACATGGTCCTGGGTTTCTACAACAAATTTAAGATAGGTATGTCCTACTTCTTGATAGTCGGCTACAATTTCAGGGCGGATGGCATCTTCCCACTTTTCGCCTGATGCACTCAACTTGGCACTGACACTAAATGTGACTTCACGCGGAGCACCAATACCATCTAGTTGCCAGTCTTTGAGGAACTGTCTAAAGTCGGCATGCAACTCTTGAGTGCCATTGGTTTCGAATGTTATATTTTTCAAATCCGCCATACGTGGGTGACTCAATAACTCTGCATAGGCTCTTTGCCACCCTAGCAAGGGTTCTCCACCAGTGATAACCAAGTGTACATCGTTGCCATTGTTTTGTCGCCACATGCGATTGGGAGTCAAGTCAGTCATGTGGGTTACAAGATCCTCAGTAGTATATGTAGGACTTAGATGTTTAAATGCCGGATGCCATGATGCATAGCTATCACAACCTGTTTCGACCAGGGGCAAGTCCAAGAAGTCTTTGTACAACTCCACTTTTTTTGCCACTTCATCTGCACCTGTTGACTTTTCGCCTGGCTTGCAACCAAAGCCGCTACAGGTAAAGTTACAACCGTAGGTTCTAAGGAACACTGACGGAACGCCTACAAAGCGACCTTCGCCTTGCAAGCTATAAAAGATTTCGCTGACTTTAATTTTCATAGATAGTTGACCATTTGGTTAGTTTGTTTGCTTTGATACGTTCTGCCTCGCGCAGTTCTTGATCTGTATATAGGCCGTGTGCCTTGAGCAGTTCAATTAATAGTGTAACATCTCCCAGCTCTTGAATCAAGTCTGCACGCTTGTTGTCTAGACCAAAACGTCTGCACTTGCTGACAGCCTGCACTACTTCGGCACATTCTTCTTGTAGGAGATCTAGTATTTGGTTTATCTTACTCACTTCCACCACTCTTCCCAAGGAAACACGATCCAAACATCCTTGTCGGCCTTATTGACTGTCACAGCCGAATAGTTGACATCCAGTTTTGATTTGCTTGACTCGTTGTCAACCAAGGTGGCAACACGCACACTCTTGTTCCAGATATCTTTCCATTTAGGATCATCAGGTAGACAACTGGATTTCCAGTCTTTCTTGATCCAGTTCAGGGTGGCACCAGTATCGTTGATATCGTCTACAATCAGTATTTTTTTAGGTTTAGAGCTACGAGCAGGATCGCCATCAAAGGTAACACCACCATAGCCAAAGGCATCTTCGCTCATCCAGCAGTTGTGTTCGGGTGGACTAGCATCATCACGCAGACTGACCTTGAGACATTC